GTGTGACTGGAGTTCAGACGTGTGCTCTTCCGATCAAGGAAACGAAAGTTACCTCGTTATTTTGACCATCACTGTATGAGCTTGATTAAAGTGTTCAAACGAACAAGACAAGCCAACGGAGCTACCGGAGAATTCCAGCAATTCTACTCCTTCCCAGCTACGATTCCCGGATTCACAGTTTGTGTGCCGGTTGTAGTCCCTGTGAAAGTTGCTAGTGGAAAGAACGGAGCTGATCTAGAGATAGTTGCTTGTTGTAAGCACTGTCCATTGGAGATTTCCACCAAGGTGAAGTTCCCCAAGTCGCGCTTGGCGGCCCTAGATTGGTGTTATCCGGACGCTGACTCTGAGTTCTCACGGTTCTTATCTGAGAGATTCGACTCGGTTTGTGACGATTGTGCTAAAGAGTTGCATAAAGCGACTTGCGTTCCCCACGGGGTCAATAGCCAGTATAATCATCTGCTCACTGAGCACTCAGATACTATATTCTGTGACGTGTGTCTTACCACCCTCCAGAATCTCCGACTATAGGTTGTTTCGCATCTAAGGATGTCCCCTATAGAGATTACAGTGATGAGCTTGGCTCTTCTCCAGGTTCCGTGGACGTTTGCGTTAGCAGCGGTCACGCAAAATCAAGCCTGGAGTTGGACATGCCTGGCTATGTGCATGATTGTGCTAGAGTGCGTTCTGCGTCCCTTAAGGTACTCAGTGTCTTATCTGAGGATCAAGGTCTCGCCCGAACCCTCGGCCGAGGAAATGTGCGTTCTTACAGGCCTCCCCCAGTTCGATCCTCTAAACGGGATCTTCGGGGTTGGGGTCTACAAAGGGAAAGAAGTGAAGGTCTTAGTGCAGCCTAATTGGTGGCCCCTCTTACCCTCCCCCGCGATAAACAGGGGTGATGGGAAGGAGTGTGCGATTGGAGGTAGTAACTTCAGTCAAGTCGCCGCTGGGGCTGAACCTAGATCGCTGGTCACTCTGTATACCAAAAGCGACATACAAGTTGGCTTCGGTTCCAGAGTGTCATGGAATGGTGAAGAGTACCTCCTTACCGCTTATCACGTGTGGGAGGGGCTCAAGGATGGTTTCAAACTGTCTAAGAATGGTCTCATGGTGCCTGGTGATGGAGCAAAACTCCACATTGGATGCCGCCACAAGACTCTTGATTTTGCTCTGGTAGCTATGCCACCTGCATCTTGGTCCAAACTTGGTGTAGGGAAAAGTCAGCTCCGCAGCTTCAAAGGTTCCAATGCTTACATCAAGGTGTTTGGAGGCAAGTCCTCCACCACTTTGGTGAGTTCCTCTGGCAATGCCACGAGGTTGTCAACTCCGGTGAGCATTGCACACTCCGCTAGCACAGCCCCTGGATGGAGCGGTTCGCCGCTCTACCAAGATGGGATTGTCGTGGGCATACACACTGGTTATATCCATTACGGAGTGTCCAACGAGGCTGTTGATGTTGCGGGTTTCTTGGAAACAATAAATGCCAAGGAAACCGCCTATGCTGATGTAGGCATGAGAGAGATAGAAGTGGATGAAATGCTAACCCGGACCGGTCAATTCTTTGAATTTGAGTTGGAGGGGGACCTCCCTCTTCGAGGATACATGACTGGACACGAGATAGCTATCGCCAGACAAGCCCGAGACTTCAAAGGTAAACATGGAGTCTCTTGGGCTGACATGGTTGAAGAGGATGAAGAACTYGAGTATAAAGAATGCTCTACTGAATTCCTAGACTCCACCCGTCCTTTAAACTGCCAGAGGGCAGCTCCGTTTTCCGAGCTGCCCTTCGAGAACTTGAGGCCATCGAGTGGACAGAGCCAGAAATCATCTCCACAACCGGCATGCCCTTCAACAGAGTGGGTAGGTCGAATTGTGTCTTTAGAGAGGGGGCTAAGCGAGCTACAAGCCAGCATGTCCTCGCAGCTATTCCTTATTTCCCAGAAATTGAGCAGCTTGGGTGGCCCTCAAGAGGATCTGTCGCAGAAAGAGACTCCCTCTTGTTGCAGGCCTCAAAATTCCGAGCCACTCGCGCACCTGGAAACCTCAAAGAGGCAGTCGACTCGTTGCTCAAGCTCTATCCCAAGAGTAGAGCCAAGTTGTGCTTCCGGAGAGGGACCTTCCTCCACACCGACCTCCTCAAACAACAAATCAAGGAGACGGCGCAATCGTCGCAGATCAACAAGAAAGCCAGCCCAGGCTCTCCGTGGGCAAGACTCGGGAAAACAAACCAAGAAGTCTTGTCCCAACATTTCGACTTCCTCCAAGAAAGAGTGTTCCGCCGACTACATAAGCTGGCGGGATATGACACGGAGGAGTTGATGAGGATGACCCCTGCCGAGCTCGTTAGAGAGGGCCTCTGTGACCCAGTGCGGCTTTTCGTTAAACAGGAGCCCCACACAGAGAAGAAACTCCACGAGCGAAGGTTCAGGTTGATCTCCTCTGTCTCTCTTCCTGACCAATTAATAGAGAGGATGCTGTTTGGACCCCAAAACGAGCTAGAGATAGCTTCCTGGGCCCGAATACCCTCCAAGCCCGGTATGGGTCTAAGTGAGTCTAGCCAAGCTCAATCCATTTGGAGAGAGCTGAGCTACCACCACCTCAGTTGCCCGGCAGCTGAAGCGGACATATCGGGTTTTGATTGGTCAGTGCAGGAGTGGGAGTTGTGGGCAGACCTTTCTATTCGCGTTGACCTCTGCATGGATATGCATGATGGGCTGCGAAAATTGATGGTAGCCAGATTCTATTGTTTTATGAACTCGGTTTTCCAGTTGTCTAATGGAGAGCTGTTTGAACAGAAGTTGCCAGGACTGATGAAGTCAGGCTCATATTGTACTTCCTCGACTAACTCCAGAATCCGCTGCCTAATGGGCCATATAATCGGATCCCCGTGGATTATTGCTATGGGTGATGATTCCGTTGAGGGTTTTGTTGAGAATGCCACTGAGAAGTACCACTCTCTTGGTCACACATGCAAGGAGTATTCTTTGTGTGAGATAGATCGAGATGGAGATTTAGCTCGAGTCAACTTCTGCTCACATGAGATAAAGCTCAACAGTTTCCACTTGACTTCTTGGCCTAAGACTCTATATAGGTTCCTGAGTTCGCCAGTAGAGTCCTTTGATGAGCTACAAGCTGAGTTGCATTCCTGCCCTGCTTGGCCCAGGATTGTTGACTATCTTCGTCTGGTGGGGCGTGTCCCAGACAAATCTACTGAAGAAAGCAATGGCTCCCAAGAGAATGACCATGGGGCAATTAGCCCAAGCTCTCAAGAATACGATGGTGTCGAACACCCCCCCTTCCGCCGCTCAGAAGAGAAGACGCAGAAGGAGGCGAGCACGGAATATCACTGGGTCGAGCCAAATGATTCAAGCCCCTACGGCTTCCGGTGCGATCTTCAAGATTGCCAGGCCTCTAGTTGGTGGCCGCCGAGCCAGTCTCCCTATAGAGCATGTGGAGCAAGTGTTGATAGTAGCACAGGGGCAATCTACTTTTGTGGCGGATATAATCAACTTGGTGCCAGTCAGCTTCAGCTGGCTGACCCCGATGGCTGTTCAATTCTCTGAATACCGTTGGTTGTCTCTCACCGTCATTTACATGCCTGAGGTAGGCACTAACACTGCCGGAGCTATCTCCATGGGCTTCAAGTTTGATATAACTGACACCGCCCCCAATGATCCCGCTTCTTTAGCTAATTTAGAGGGATTTGTCACTGCCCCCGTCTGGGCTGGCTATGACGGAGCCGGGCTTCTGAATACAGAAGTCCCTCTCCCTACTAAGTTTCCTCCTGGAGCCGTGGCTACCTGTCTTGACGTCAAGCGTCTGACTAAGCCGTGGTATCAGTTCAAATCTRATCCACCGATCACTGATGAGGGCAATATCTACAGCCCGGCACAACTTTGTGTCGGTGTTTCTGGGAATGGCGCTACTTCCACCACTGGTAGGTTGTACGTCAGATATAGGATTGAGCTAGTTCATCCCATGTCAGCTTCTGATAATGAAGTCCGTATCCTCGGCCAAACAAAGAGAGACAATGAGGACGTTCCACCTCCACAAAGGGACCCATCTTCGAAAGTGACTCCTTCTAAAGATGTGAAATGCATTTAGAGTTGCCGCTGATGAGGCTAATCATCCCTCCGGATAAGACTTCCGGCGCTGTCACCGAAGCGTTAATCGGTGAG